CAGCGATACTAGCCGCATTCCATACGACTACTCCACTAGTGATAGCCACGGACATGATAAGTCCGAGGGTTATCCTAGATACTTTGACTTGCTTCAGGTCAGTAACGTCAGTCATTTAAGGAAGTTTTCTCCTAGGCATAGTCGTTGGAGTAGCCGCACCCCACCGTGTACCACGCCCCGCGACAGAACCTTTGCTCTTAACATCACCCGGCTTAGGTACTTTATTTTGCTTTGCGTTGTGTGCCATAGCATCAACAGTCGCCGCAAAAAAAGCTTTAGTATAAATACTACCGGCTTGTTTAGCGCGCTTTTGTAAACCTTTTTTATTTGTTCTTGGTGTCTGGCGGTTTTTCATCCAGTACTGTTTAGCCATTAACTTGCCGCTGAAGCTGATCCGTCACCAAACTGCTTGGCAACAACACTCTTAACAAGGCTGAGAACAGCAGTAGCACCTGCAAGTCCAGCCGCTTTCATGCTTCCCATGTCACCAATGGTGAACACAGCAAGGAATGATTGCGCGAATGTGGCAACCACTCTTTCTAGTACGTCTTTGTTAAACATTATTTACGTTTACCTTTCTTTACCTTTTTATATGGTACTTTCTTTGCCTTCCCTTTGGAAGAGCTAGTTTGATATTTAGGCATTTGCGCTCCCGAATCCTGTAGTCGTACCTGAAACCATAGCACCACCGCCACCTTGAAAGTCCGCTGAACGAGATCTTCTACGAGCTTCCATATCTTGAATAGTCTCAGAATCTAAATTCAAAGCATACTCAACACCTTCTTCTGTGATACTAAAATCTTGTTCACCTGCTTTCTCAGCGAACAGAGCGGTCTGTTGCGCTAACGCAGTATAAGCCTGATACAACTGTTGATTTGTGTAATCAAGATCAGCTATATCTGTTGCCATCTCTTGATCTATACCAGAACCAAGTATCCTTTGTGCATAACCACCAGCAGAAGCGGCTCCTGCTTTATTAGCTAAATCAATTAAGTCAGCATTAGGATCTAAAAATTGTGCAAGTAACGCATTCTCTCCTTCAGATCCGTACCATTCTTCATATTGTTTGAGTACTTCTTCAGGTGCATCTAATACAGCGGCGACACCTTGAGTAATTCTTTTATCAACTTGTGCTACTGAAACATTACCGCCTATTAAATCTCCTATATATTCTTTAGCAGTTGTACCACTTTCTGTAATCATTGAATCTAATCCATATGAAACCATCAACTCATTGAATCTTGTTTCATAAGATAAATAATCTTGTACATCTATAGCGTTATAACCAGCATCAAGACGCTTATGGTAACCCGGAAATCTATTCTTAAATTCTTGTTGTTCAAACAATTCAGGTAACAAATCTTCTGCTGTATCAGGAGGAAGCATAGTTACACCTGTCGTTTCTTCAACGTAAGTACCAGTTAAACGAGGGATAATCCATGATTCCATCATTCGACCAATAGCCGCATTATCAAATCCAGCCATTCTCAATTCAGCTTCTAAAAGATTACGAGCATACACAAGTTCTTCTTTAGAGAACTTAGGTAACCCACCTTCATTAATCGGATCAATTTCTGCATCATCATCGAACCAGCCACCCGGATCAAAAACTCCTGCTGGCCCACCTGAGTCTGGACCAGCAGGATCAAAAGGACCAACAATAGCAGGTGGAACAATTACTACTTCGTCTTCTTCTTCTACTTTTCTACGATACTGTCCACCACGCTCACCAACTGCGATCTTAGAAGGTTCTGATCCTGTCCAATCGTCAGCCATTTGCTGAGTCATGGTTACACCGGCTCCTTCAACCCATTCCAAGCCAGAAGGTGATGCATCTTTGCCAGCGGCAATCATGTCTTGAGCCGCTTCAGCAGATAATAATCCTGCGTCTGCTTCTGAAGGATCGACAAAGCTTTGAACCATCGCCTCCCAGCTACCAAGCTGGTCTTCTATAGCCTGTAGTTCTGCTAAATATGCCGCAACATCTGGATCCATTATCTACCTCAGTCCGAATATCTGTGAAATGCCACCAGCAAGTGACCGTACATCGCCACGAAATTCATCAGTGAATTGGTAACGTGACTGTCGTTTAGCGAAATTTTCGCCATGTTGTCTGTTAGCGAAATATAAACCATCAGGACCGTCGCCTTTTATAAGTTCATCTCTGTCTATTCCTAATAGATCTACATGCTCTGGATTAATTTCTAATGTATTAGCTATCTCTGATCTAAAATCACCTAGCAAATCTTCTATTGCTAATCCTTTAGCCGCAATACTTTCGACATCAACTACATCACCATACTCTGCTACTGCAAGTCCTTGTATATAATCCTGCACACTGTCCCATGTCATAGAAGGAAGAAACATATCTTTCGATTCGTCACGTTCAGTTGTTGGATCATCGTCATGGTACATACCACCAGTAGTATTAAGTTGATGCGCCATCTTTCTGATCTGTGACTTAGGAATATTAACAACCATACGTCGTGCGTATGCTTCTATTTTGTCCATGTCTTGTTTGATCTTGCCGCTAGATGGATCAGTTTCAAATTCCATACCATCACGAACTATCCGAGATTGAATTTGTTCAGCAGACCAACCATACGTTTCAGCATCTTCAGCAATCTGATCGAAATATGTATACCCTTCAGAAGGAGTATTCCAACGGAACTTACTCCATCCTCCCATAGCCATAGATATTTGTTGTGCATCTTTGCTATTCGTAACTAGATTCGCTTCATATGTTGCTGGATCAGTTGCTTTTAATATCTGAGCATCTCTCATAGATTCTGAATGACTCTGCCACCAAGAAGAATCTTGAACAGCCGCCATTAACCCATTGTATAAATCGTTATAAGGATCTTCATGGTTAGCTTCACTCTCCCACCATGACTGGATACTGTCTTTCAAAGAAGGAAACTGATTTAATAGCTTTGCCCAAGCTGGAAACTTTTTCTTAAACTCTTCTAACCACTCCATTAATTACCTGCCTCTAAGAATCTCATAAGTTCACCTGCTTCATCGAATTGATAAGGGCCAACATTTTGTGCTTGGATTTCTTCAGGAGTTAAATGTTCATTACCTTGCATTAAATACCAAAAGGCACGAACAACTTCTTTAACATAATCTTGTCTTGATAAACCACTTCCAACACGTTTATCAGGATGTGCTTGTTCAGTGAAATATGTTTCATGCACAGCAGGGTTACCTCCCCCATGATCCATAGCAACAGCACCTATATCACCATCAAATTTCTCTAACAAAGATTCAAGAGCATGATACGCAATCACATGTTGATGCAGATCATTGTTTCTATCCCAATCTTCTGGCTTTTCTAACTCAGCCATATTAAGAGTTTCTCCATTTTCAAATACTCGTATACCTTTATCTTTGTTACTAGATAGAAAGTCTTCAACATAACTCTGCCATGTTGTTGGAATAAATTGGTAGTAACCTAATGCTCCACTTCCGGGACGTTCTATATAAGTATCAGGATGTTGACCGTGATCGGATTCTTGACCACCAATAGCAGTCATTAAAGCTTCTAAAACTTGCTTTTTAACTTGGTCAGTATTTGAATCCCACTCTTCACCTACACCAAAACCTAAATCTATAGCAGAGTTTTGATTAAAGTATTTAGGATTATATAAGTATGCTTCTGGGAAAGGTGCATTTGCAGTATGACCTGCTGGTATTCCTGTAGCAGGCGAAGGCACAGGCTGTGTTCTCCAAGCTGTACGCAATTCAGGATTAGCATAATGCAAATTACCGATTTGAAATTCAAACGCATCGTTCAAAGCGAGTTGATGCTGTGGTATCCCAAACGCAGGACGGCGTGTAAATTTATTTGTATCTACTTTACTCCAGTTCCATGCAGTCGGATTAGTTCTTAATCCCATAGGTTCAATAATATTAGGCATATTAGGATCTATAGATAACCCATACTTCATCGCTATACTTTGCGCTTGTGTTCTAGCATCATGATTTTTGTATTGAAGAAGAAAACCTAAACCAAAAGGTAGTGAAGCTTGTTCAGGTGGATCCATCAAATGCTTTATTCGAGCGCCCCATTTACCTTTAAGATTATTATGTAAATCTGAGTAATCTTCTAAACTTATTTTTCCAGCTAACGGTATAGCATTTGATCCCATCTCAATAAGAAAATCTTGTACATTCTTAGCGAACTTAGGCATAAGACCATCTAAATAATCAAGACCAGTTTTTGCGTAATCATCCCAATCTGCTGGGTTCCACCAATCCAACTTCTTTTCTTGTGATGGTTCATATAAATCACGTATCTCCATGCGATCACTCATGCGAACCTACTCCTTCTTTGACCACTGCCACCTAGACCACGAAGAACATCTATCATTACTCTGTCTTTTTGGTCAGTCTTTTCATCCCATTCAGTGAGATCCATAGCACTTTGAACTCGTTTCTCTATCGAATCAAACGCGGCTAACCTTTCAATATTAGCGTCATGCATACTTCCTGCATAAGCTGGATGCCATTCTACGGTGTCTAACTTCTTCATTATTGCTTCTATACTGTCAGAAGACATGCCTTGATTCTGCATATGCATCTGTCCAAAACTATTAGCAAATAATTGTGCAGTACGATACATATCTCCTTGCCCAGCATTCTGATCTAAAATATGAAAGAAGTAACGCGCCATCTGCTTCTTGCCATCTGAGCTTGCTTCTGCACCAAACACAGGATGCACATTTGTATCTACCCCTGCTTCTTTTGCTATGCGTTTAAGCTCACTCGCACTACCATTTGCACCTAAAACTATGTTATCTTCCCAGTTTTCTCCACCGAAAAACTCATACAAGAAAGCATCCGCTTTAGCTACGTTTTCATCTGAAATCGCAAACCCTAAAATATCCTGATTTAAAGCTTCACTAATATTTATTTCACCTTCAGATATAAGATTAGTAAGAGTTTGATCTATTGCATCAGTTAAAGCTGGATCATCAGACCCTGTTATCTCTTCTATAGCACTATTTAATCTAGTCTTCATAGATAAATATGTATCAGAAGAAGGGTTTTCAGATGGAGTGATTGTGTTTTGTCTAAACTTTTCCATTCTTTCATGGAAACGTTTATTTATATGGTCATCAAAACTTATACCTTCCCAATCAGAAGGTTTAATACCTGCTGACCGCGCCCTGTCTCCTTCTTCTAAAGAAGTATTTATAAGATCTTGAATGAAACTATTCCATGCCAAACGATCTATCTCTGTTGCTTGTCCCCAAACAACATCAATGCCTTCAGCGGGGTTAGCAATTTGATCGTAGTAACCAAGCATCATTAACTCAGCTTGAACACCTCTGAAACCTTCAGGACTCATTTCCTGTAAACTTTTCATATGTGTATCTATAGCTGATCTATGCAAATCCATACCCAGTAAAGCTTCACGAACAGTACTAACCGTGCCATAAGGAGTGCCATCTAAAGAAGCAATAAGACCCATAGGACCTGATTCTTTAGCTGTATCAGTTAGATATGAGTCACCTGCAAAAGCTTCAGGAAGTTTATACAAGAAACGATTAGAGCCAATTTCCATATCAAGCATTGCGTCTGTTATTTTATCTGGTGATACACCATCTCTTTCAGCAAGATATTTTTTAATAGTGCTTCTACCTTCATCAGTTTGAAGATCAACCATTTCCATGTTTGTAGCCGCACCTATATTGTCAAAACCTAAACCGAAAACGTCTTGATGCCCAGCCGCACGATCAGACTCACCAAACATATTTTGTACATAAACTTTGTTATCTAAAAGTAAGTTAATTAAACGTGTGAAAGACGCGTTGTTACCACTCGAAGCCAGATACATATGCCTATAAACATTTGTTTGCTGATCCGTAGTACCGCCTGAATTACCTCCAGCACTACCCGGAGTTGGAGGAATTGTAGAAGTTGTAGTTGTTTCTTCTCCAGAACCTGCATCGTCACCATTTGCCATTATCCGGCTCCTGTCAACTCAGGATACATTCCAGCTTCCATTTTAATAATCCAACCTTCTTCTATCATAGGTACAAATAAGTTATAATAGAATGGGAAAAGCCACGGACGATTAAGTATCGCAACTTTAAACCATTCATTGTAATCATACTTTAGTGCGTTTCTCTGGTCAGATGCTATACCATCTTGTCTTCCTGATAACAACTGGTATTTTGTATCAAATTCTGTTATAGCTGTCATGGCCATAAAAATATCTTCACGATGCGGAGTATCTTCAGGTACTAAATCAGGGTTATTTAATACCATATGGAATTGATTTATAGTGTTACTTCTACGCCCTTTAGATTCCTGAGTTAATAACGATTGCTCAAACGTAGGATGCATAGCTTTAAAATTATCTGACCAATAACCCCATTCTTCTTCTAAACCTTCTTTTAACTTATCGTCACCAGCTACACGAGCCGCCGCAATCTTCGTATCAAAATCTTCTTTCCTGCTGTAATAAGCAATAGAAGCTGACGAGATTAAAAGACTCTCAACATATTCAGGTACAGTTTTTTCAATTCTTAAACCTAAAGAAAGTTGCAATTTTCTCGCTTCAGAAACAGCTTCACTATCTTCTTCAGTGTCACCAGCAGGTATAAAGAAAGGTCCAGCTAAAGAAAATGCTTCTAAGAATCCTTTATTATCTTCCATCCAATCTAAAGCCGCTCGTGTAGAAGGTTGTCTAGCTACAGAAACTTTATCTGATTTACCTGATTGGAATATAGAGAACTTAGGAAGCTCGCTCATCCACCATTCTTTTGTAATAGCATCAGGAGTCATACCTGCCGCTTCGCTATCAATATAGAATTTCTTCCAATAGATCCCAAGAGCTTTTTCAAAAGCAACCTCATGCGGTAAACCAGAATCCATAAAGGATTGAAAGACTTCGTTCCATTCCCATAAACCACCAGCAGTCATATCTTTAGGAGTTGCTGTAGTGAAACCACCCCACCAAGTTAGATTCTGCAAGAATTGTAATTGTTTACCTGCATGATCTATACCTTGTAGAATGCTTTCTTCAAGAAGAGCAGGGTTTGAACTATCAGCTAAAGAAGTAGCATCAGGGAACTGACCTTGCGCCCACATAGCTTCTACCACACTCAGATTAGCTTTAGCTCTACCACCTGCATAACCCGGAGTTTCATATCCAAGAGTTCCACTTATAAGTTTTGCCACGGGAGCAGGTACTACATTAGACCACATTAAATCTGTAGCTTTTGAATCGTAACCGAATCTGCTTATCATATGATCTTCCCAACCCCATACACCATCTCCTCTTAAAGAAGGATCTAGTAAAGACATAGCTCCAATAGCTATAGCCGCTGGTGGACCGAATGAAGGCAACCCAGTTTGTTCGTTATATCCGGGAACTAGATTAGCTAAACTCATAGAAAGATCTTCGTTTATTATCCCCACACCATCTTTACCAAATAATTTATTTAGATAAGGAGCGTGAGCAAGCCCTTCTGTCACGTGTCCTAGTACCGCACTTTCAGGAAGAATGATACGTTGTTGATCGTTTTTATCTGTGTACACTAACCCACTTCTTTGTGAAGCAAGTAATGATGCTTGCAGATTACGAATAGCATCCGGTCTTGTTTCTAAAGTTTTAACCCATCTCTTTAAGAATTGTTCTTCAGCGAACCAGAAAGGTAGTAGAAGTCCAACAGTTTCTTGAAACAATGAACGGACTGAGTGGTCATCAATAAATTCTGATGTCAACCACATAGCACGTTCTACAGCAAGATTAACATGCTCTCTTTCTTGTATAGATTTCAGATTTATATATTCAACAAGTTGTTTAGTTAGAGTTCTATAAGATCTACCATCATCAAATTTCTGGCTTCTATTCCACATATCAACAAAATGTTCTCTGTATTGAGGGAATGCTTCAAAGAATAACCCAGTAGGTTCTGCTCGCCCTTGTATTACCTTTTTCATTGCGTCTACTTGTTTACCTTGATCTTTAAGAGCATAAGTTTTTTGTCTTAAACTAGGACCCAACTCGTCCCATGTTTGTATCTTAAATAATTCCTCAAGCACTCCTTCTTTACTTCGGATGCCTTGGGTGTAGTCATCTAAATATTGAGCTACTCTACCTATGGGAGTTCCTTGTAAAACACCGTCAGCTTGTGGACGCATATTAATAATAAACTCATCTAATTCAGGGATACTTGTTTGTTCAACACCTGTATCATCTATACCATGATGTATACCTAGTTTTATTTGTTCAACATCTGATTCACCATCAAGTGTTAATCTTTTATACTGTGGAGGATTCGGTACTTCATCTGTACGTTTACGCAAGAATCTAAATGCTTGAGGTTCATGGTTGTAAAAGTATCTAACGCCCCTAGTCAATTCTAAAGAATCAGCAAAATAATGTGTGAACATAGGTTCACGAGCCATCGCCGCGATAATTGGTTGTACTGCACCATCAAAGAAAGATCGTATTACCATTTGGAATCTTTCATCCTTAGTAGGAGGAGCAGAAATAGGAACACGAGCAAGCATTCTTTCAGGTAGCAGATCACCGTCATTCCATAAACTCAACCTGTTTCCCATACCATCATTAGGCATTTGATCTTGCAACTCTAATAAACCTACATAATTAACTCGTGTAGCACCCTCATCATTTTTAGTACTAAACATTCTTCCTGCTTCAGTATTCAAAACTGTTGCTTGGTGTTCAGCCATATTTAGTTTGTCAACAGGACCATTCACTTGCGAATCTATTTTAATAAATTCTTTATCTAAAACTTTTTCATTACGCAAATCAGTTAATAGATCAGGATAGACTTCCCTCCACCATTCGTTCTCTGACTCGAATACAAACTTTCCTGCATTTTGAAGCGACTTTCTAAACTCAGGAACTTGATCCCATCTTTCAGAAAGAATCTCTTTAAGTAAATCTCTGTCGCTTACAGCATCACCAACTTGTTTCTTGTTCCTGTCTCGTATCGTCGTCAAAACTGATCTAAGGAAAGCTTCAAACTCTTCTTCTTCTCTTAAAGGATTAGCAAATTGTCCTGTTCTTAAACGAGGACCAGCAATATTTAATGCTTTGATTCTTTTTTCTTCTAACCATAAAGCAAGTTCGTCATGCGAAGGGTTAATTAAATACGGTCTTTTATGTTTTTTAGCAAAGTCTAATGTTAATTTAGTTCCACCACTTAATTGACTTTCTTTCGTCCCGTGTTTAGTTGAAACTCTTGGATCCCAAATAAGTGTCGCTTGTGAACCTAAAACATTCTCTTCAGTTCTTATCTCCCATTTAGAAGAACCTGATTCTGTAAGCCCAAAATCTTTCAATGTAGTAGGATCATTCGCAGGCGCATCAGAAGCACGATCCCATACTCGCCAACCTTTAGGAGCTTTACCACCAGTTTCAATACCCATTGCACGAGCGACACGTAAACCTGCTTGATGTATACCAACCTGACCACCGCCAACAATTTTATTAAGCCCTGTATAAAACTCAGGTGTTTTAGCCGCGACTTCAGCAGTCTTACCTTTAGCTAAAGGATAATTAGCTGGAACACTAACAACTTTAAATTTGATTTGAGCATGACCGCGACTAATATTTATCGACTTGTCTTTATCAATCTTATTTTGTTTCCAATTTACTCTCGCCGCTTGTTCATCAACACCTTCTATTTTCGCCCAACCCGCAGGATCCATTTTGCTTGTAGGGGTTTTAGATTCGACTCTTACAAAAAGTTGTTTTTGACCACGACCATATAACTTGATTATGTCGTTTTCTTCTATTCTATTAGCGTGTTTAAAACTAACAGTGTGACCAGTTATGTCACCTTCCATAATTGCATCTATTCTATTATTCTTGTATTCCTTTTTAATTTTTGGATGAAGAGGCAAAGAACCAACTTTACCGCCACCGCTTACAGACCATTCAGCTTTGATAGTTGTCCCCATAGGGAGATCCTCAAATGATAAAGCTCTTGATCTTGCTTGATTGCCAGTAAGATTATCGAAACCACTTCTATATCTACCAGTTCTAAATGCTTGATAAGCTCCTTCTGCTGTTTTAAATAACCTGCCTCTAAAGAAAAGTCCTTTAGGATGCTCCCAATAATTAGACAAAGGATTTTTTATACCAGAAGCTTTTGTTTGTTTTCCGCTAATCTGAGTTATCTTCATGTCGTTCTGAAAAGAAGGATGTAAGTTTTCTTGGCCTTCTCTTAACCACAAATAATCACCCTTCTCATTCATATAAAGATCAGTTGTAGGTAATTCATCTATGTGACCCATCACATCTATTTGTTCTCCAATCAAATCAGATGGGTGAACACTCAAAAATTTATCAGCTTCGTCTAAACCACCAACATCTCCAGCAGAGAATCCGTAAACAGCAGGTGATTGATTACCAGAGTCACTTATTACTCTAGGAACCCAAATAGATTCATTAGCTAAATGATCTGGATAAGCTTTATTTAAACGTGAATTAACAATCTTTTTAGTATGAGAAGGTTTACCTTGCCTAGCATCCCAAGATACAGGGATACCTTTCTTCCTAGCTCTTGTATCTAATCCTTGTAACCAAGCAGGAAGTTTAGCCCATTCTTTAGGAGCTTCACTTCGAGAAGGAATCACATCTAGTCTTGTTTGGTTCCTATAAAATGGAAGAACAGTATCAACTTCATTGTTGATAATCATTACACCAGCTTGATTATTTCTAAATGCGTTAACTTGAGCACTGTCGATCATTTCAACAGGATCGTCATTAGGAACAGCACGACCTTCTGTTGGCGACCAGTTCGCGCCTGTAGGACCGGGATCAACAAAATCTCTTTCATAATCTTTACGTGTTAATCCACCACGAGCCGCTGGTCTGCGCTTTCTTTTAGGTTTAGCCCAACGAGGACCATGCCATTCAGACTCTCGAACACCTTCTCTTCCAACGATGTCTTCTTTGCGTAGCATCTTAGCGTCTTCAGGATCTAAAACTTCTTCTGCTTTTCTTGCTTTAAGAGGGAAAGATAAACCTGACTCAGGGTCTATTTCCTGACTAAGAGGGAATCTAGCAGATTCTCTCTTTTGTCCTTTTTTGCCACCACGGAATCCTTCTCCACCGCCTACAGTTTTACTTTGCGGAGGAATAGGAGCGTCAGGATCACGAACGTAACCCTCCCCTGCTGTAGCTTGACGTTCATCTCCTCGACGATTCCAGAATCTATCTCTACCTCCGCGATACCCAGTAGGCATTGTTTCACCAAAATACAGAGGTTCAAAATTACCTTTCCAAGTGTCATAAACATCCGCTACATCAAGACGATCTGCTTCTGGTATCTGATTAACGCCTTCGTCGTATCTCAATGCATTAGGAAAGATTTCTTCAACAGAAGCAAATGGTTCAGCGATAAGATCCAAATCAGGAACACGCATATCTTCATCAAGCTCAGGCCATATACGGCGTAAACCTGTGCTTCCTTTAGTGCCACCTATAGTTCCTATAAAGTCTCGTTTAGGTGTTGTGCCATCTAAACTAAGTCTTTTTTCTGCCTCAAGTATTTTATTTTCTAATTCTTTTATCTCTTCAGGCATATAGAATGGTTTCTTTACTTGTTCCAATTCGTCTAATAAAGAATGCGTAGGAGTAAGATCAGCTAAACTATCTCTAAGATCATGGTCTTCGTTGAAGTCATATATGAGACTCCATATATCATCTTCGTCGTAACCACGAGCTAATGCCTCATCAGTTGATTCCATCATCTTTTCAAACACAGCCATTTGTTCTTCTGTGTAACCGCGAGCTTCGCTGAAAGCTCTCCAATCTTCTGGTCGTTCTTCAGAAATAGATTTAGCTAAAGCACTCCAAGGTTCTTCAAAATGATCTTTTTCATCGCGCATAGTTTTTGCAATATAAATTGCTGTGTCTAAATAATCGACATCTTCTGCATCGTCTAAATACCCAATCTCAAAAAGATTGTCTAATGCTTTTTTATTATCTTGAAGTTTATAGTGAAGGTACTCTTCTACAATATCCTTATTGTCTTTTAGATTCTCTATAAAATCAGGGTCATTGTTTAAATACTTACGACCCGAATTTGCTTCCTTGTATTCTTTTCTAAGTAAAGCTAACTCTTCGGTAAGTGTCGCTCTTGTGTCAGCGAACAATCCTTCACGAGTTTTATCAAGAAATTGTTGGGTGCCTTGTTTACCTAAAAGCTCTATGTCTTTAAATCTTTCAGGTTCTTTACTAGCTATTTCAATGTAACTTCTTCGTTCTTTAGCTAACTCTTGTATCTGAATTAGAACATCAAATTCTGCTTCACGTAAAGCTTCTACTTCTAAATCATATCCTTCTATCCGAATCTGATCTAACGCTTGTAATTTAGAATCATCCCAATCTACTTCAAGAGGTGAGGGACGTTCATCAAGAGTTCCTTCAAGCATGATTCGGAACATGTCACGTTCCTCTTCAGCGATTTGTATCTGCTCACGAACACCATCTAACTGTCCTGTAAGATCTGCCATTTTTTCATCAGGAGTAACTGAAGGGCGAGGACCTGTATACCGTATACCTTCAGGTATATCATCTGCATCAAACAAAGATCTCTGACCTCTGTTTTTAAACCCGCGAACATGCGGTGATATTTCTAAAGGAAGATTTAAAGAAGGATCACGACTATCTAAATAGTTATACCACATCAATCGTGGAGTCTCTTCATAAACATTATAGCCACGCATATACAATTCTTCAGCGATCTGATCTAACCGATCAAATCTTTTAGAAGCTGTCTTTTTCGTTAAACCAAAAATTTTCTGTGTGTAAAACTTATTTGCATGAGCGCCTACTCCATACATTAATATGCTGAGAAGATCCTCATCTGGTATATTTTCAACAAGAAGCTCTTTCGTATTAGGATTCACCCAAGCATCATCAAGTCGTGACATGCTTATAAAGCTAGGATTATCTCCTCCTTTATATACAGCAGGACGATTAGCTAAAACATTTTTTAAATCTCTAACAATCTGATCGGAATGAAATCCTTTAATCGGAACGAACTTTATAGCCGAATGATGTCTGAATTCAAACTCTACAATAGCTTCAGCTAATGTTTTATTATCAATACCTCTTAACTCTCTGAAAAGAAAATTGTATGCTTTGCCGTTCTTAGTATCGTGCGCCCATTTTTCTGCACGAACTCGTACACCCGCCACACGCGCATTAGCATGATCTCCTTTTTGTAAAGTCCCTTCCCACCCAAACGGATGCTTAATCAAGACGCTACCATCATCTGCTTTTTTCAATACAGTAGTAATAGCTTCTTCAATACCATGTTTATCTTGAGGGAAATCTCCTAACCCTTGCCATATAGCTAATTCTAAATCTCTTACAGTAGCGCCCTTTTTTTCTGTAACAGTTTTAAACGCTTTATCAACTACTTTACCGAAGACATCATATGAAGAACCAGCAGATTTGCCTGAAGGTGCGGCGTACCTAACTCTTGAACCTTTAGGTAAAGACATTAACGCACGAGCAAGATTACTTATTTCCTCTTCAACCCATTCACGTTTATCTAAATTGGTTCTCATAAATTTATTACTAGCATCAGGTTCCCATTCGTTAGGAACAGGAATACCATCTTCTACTTTTTGTCTCCAACCAGTAGGGACACTCGCAGTATCTCCCCATCTATCTCCTACAATAAGAACTGTTATAGGATTCTCTTCATAATTCATCGTCCCGTCAGGACGCATGAAAGCATGACCGCTAGTCGAACCATAATATCTGCCGAATCCGGGTTCTGCCTGATGCTCTGCTCGACTTACTTTTCTACGAACAATCGTTCCTGCGAAATCCTCTCCTACTAATTTACTTTTAGGATTTTTAACTGGAGATACTTGAGGAGGAATAATATCCGTATCATCTATCCATTTTCTCCAAGTATGTAATGCTTTTAATACACCACGCATAGCTGGTAGATCATGTGAGCCAGCAAGCAAAGGAACTTTTACACCCACATAGTCAGCTAATTGAGGTTCGTTAAATAATACAGCAAATTCTTTAGCAAACTGTTGTACTGTACCAGAACTTTGCATTCGTGTAGCACGTTGCATTAACTCGCCTGCACGTTCAATATGCAAACTCAACCATTGAGTTGGTTTGATAGAACCAAAAGGCCGATTCATAGGGTTAAGAAGGTGCATAACTTTCATACCTTCTTCAAATCCAACATGCGTAGATAATGCCTCTTCTAATTTATTAAACATTTGTTTACCGATTGGAGTGGTTTGTTCTTCAAACATCCAAGTCAATAATGCCGCTGTGTCACCACCAACATGCGGGAAGAAAACACCTATCTCATCTGGTAAAACAGGATCAACAGTTTTTGTTGTTATAGGATCCATACCGCCTGTACGGACAAGAGATTCTAAAGCTTGTTCACCATCAACTGTGCCAGCTAAATAATCTACAGCACCTTGATAACCTTTTTGAATTACATCATCTATTTTATTTGTAAAAGCTGTTGAGTCTTTACTATGTCCTACAAGAAAAGCGAAAGTATTAGGATGGTATGTATCTAAATTTGATCTATTTAATAAGCTCAATACGTTATATAGAAATTTGCTTTCAAGACTATTACGAGCAAGTGTTTGCGCTATCATTTTTTCAGCGGCTTTAACAGAAATAGGTTTAGCTACTCCGTTAGATACATTTATTCTAGGTATAGTTATCATGGCTTCTCTTGAATAACCATGCATCAATGAAGACACTTCATTGTAATATTTTTGTAATGTTGATTTAACGTGAGGGATCTCTTCAATCATGTCATACGCGATACGTGCAGTAAGAACCTCATCGCCAGCAAGCATCTTAGTTACTTCAGACGCTTCAAAACGTGCATCTTTACCGAGTTCGTATAATAATGACTGACCGCTTTCTCCTTGAACTATACGATTTGTATTAGTTAAAACATCAGCATCCACAAAATGTGACTGTGCGAACCCAATGGTTTGCATAGATGGATCATTTTTATATATAAGAATGTTCTGTCCTAAAGCATCGCTTCTTTGCATTCCTTCTGCGGTTACGTCACTTATAACATCCCATCTACTATTATTCTGTAATTTGATATATGGCAATAAACCACGAGTAGTACCTATGCCACGACTGTTAAGTTGCAACATTTCGTCTATAGCTGATAAATGATTCTGACCATAGTAAGAGCGATAAGCACCAAAGAGTCCTTCATATGCCGCGTTCATAACTATCGGATTTAAGAACTGTCTCTCTACAGCAAGCAACATAGTATCTGCATCACTCTTTAAAAGTTTTAAAGCACCTTTAGCTAACTTTGGTTTAGAAAGAATTTCAGGAGTTATCGCATGTAATGTACGTGCAGTACGATTTGAAAGCGCTTCCATTATCCCCATCAAACCTGCATATTGAAATCTTTTAGGATCATCTAAATGTCGCCCGTTAGTACCAAGAAGCGAGTTTAATCTTCCTCTAGCATTTAAACCTCTATACGCTGTTTGTCCTTTGACAATCTCTAACCGCTTTACTTTAATAGCATCTATAATTTTATCGGCATCCATCATCCCCCATATATGACCGATCTCTTTTTCAGCTTCCATAGCCGCACGTTTAGTAATAGAAGCATCACCGATTGCTGTTGAATCAAGTGCAAAACGTAACGCTCTATTAAGTGGTCGGAAAAGTAAAGATCTACGTGTCTCTGCGCTAACAGGTTGCGTCATCAATTCACCCCAAGGACCATATACTTTAGCTCTATTCAAAGAATATTTAGCGAACTTAGCGTTAGCATACGCAGTTGGACCTTCACGTAAAATGAATTGCAACCCTTCATCTGCGGCGTTTCGTACACCAACACCTAACCTCATAAGTACAAGTGGTCGCCAATAACGAGCAATAACCCTGTCCCAAATAGCTGGTCCGAACTTACCGTTTGTGCCACCGTAACCAAGGAAACTCATCATGTTCATAAACCGTGCGGCTTCGCCTAGTTCACGCCAACTTGGTATAACATTCAAATTCGATACTTGTGCTTCTTTAGCACCACCCGGAACTATCGCTCGGTTTCTTCTACCAACACTTGATGTAATAAGATCTTGCCCAAAGTTTGAATAATGATGTGCGCCTTGTCTGATGAAACGCCCCATCCATTTTTCTATTCCAGAACCACCATAAACCAGCGCTCCTGTTCTCCCAAGGAAATCCATTAAGAAATGGCTTTGGACATCCCATCTTTGTGCAGGAGTTCCGTTTAGGAATATAGAAAGATACATATCTAATACCGACCTGTCCATGTCGGCTTTCATTCCCATGTCTAATAAAGATTTAAAATCTCGTACAGCGTCATTACTTGCAACGTCAATATGCCCTTTACGGGGAGCCATCTTTGTAAGTTTGTCAGCTAAACGTACCGGATGGTAAAGAAGAGCGTAACCAACTTCGAGTCCTTTATCTGTTATAGAACCGAAAGAATCATAGTATTGTCTTTCCTTTACCACTATCCCTAACTGATCTTTTATAAAGCTTTTAAGATCTGCTACTTTTATTTTTCTGCCCATATTAGCGGCTGATTGTTTATTAAGGTTGCTAACAACACTTCTGTATCCACTTGTTTCTATTGCGTCTATTAGTTGTGCTGGTGTTGCATATCCAGCATTTTGCAACATTCTAAATCTAGGCGTATTCGCACCAGTTAAAGCAATACCTTCATCAGCTATTTCATCCCATGTTTTTTGAGCTAAAGTTTCAATTAGATTAGGTAAAGCATTTGACGCATTCGCACTACCAGCATTCCCTTCGATAGCGCTTTTACGATTCGCTGTCATTTGACGCGCACCACGCATGAAGCCACGAGTCTTAGGGAAGATAGCTCTTCCTTCTTTATCGAAACGGATAACACCAAATCTGTCAGTATGTACTGTGAAGAAATCAGAGAACTGAGGTAAATCATTTCTAACAAGTTCAACTACATCTGGATCAAGACCCTGTGGTTCGATACCATTTTTTAGATTCTGATAGGCTTGATAAACCTGTTCGGTCATTAAATCTACATCTCTTACAAAAGCATCTTTAAGGATTTGAAGATCACCAGACGTTAAATCGTATTGAGATAAAATTCGTTTAGTCTCATTAAACGATGGGCCTCTACCACCTTGTTCCGCTATATGCCCGACGTTAGAAGCCGTACTTTCTAAAACGTCCATCAAATCATTTGGAGTTAATCGTTTAACAGAAGCTGGGTTTTTAAAATCAAATGCATCAGCCGCTCCTTTAACACTATGTATTCTTTTAAATAAATTATTAACAAGACCAACTTGGCGTACAGTACGCATAGTATTAACAGACTGTGCGAAAGCTAACGGGTGTACTTCTTTCATCTTGTATGCCGCTTTATCAAGGAAAACATTCATACCTTTACGAACATTGATACGCATCTGCGACGCTTTTGTAAGCCTAGGGAAAAAGAATTTTTCTGTTCTTCCAGCTAAACCTGCTCTACCAAACGGTGTGGCAGACAAAGCACGTAAACCGTTTTCGCTTTGAAGGTACGCCCAAACACCATCCCATTCATCTAATCCGGGTTGTTTAACTCTTAAAGGTACTGACTCTGCCGGTACTTTTAACCCTGCTGGCATCAAATCATAATCATCTACATTCATACCTGAATGTTTCATAGCGTTGTGGTAACGCTTGAGATCTTCTATAAGCCCGTTAAGTTTTGGCTGTTTGGAAACTAAATCAATTAACGGATCTATGCTGTCAATATTTTTCATTCCGTTCAAGTTGTATAACTGGTTTGTTTTTAGCCATACATCATGCGCGGCGAAATGATCCATAATCATTTCTATGTTCTTTTCAATATGCTTTAGTTGTCGATTTAAATAGAAAGGTGTTCTACCCAACCAATTAGGTTCAAAATCGTCGATGTAAGCGTTGCGTTCTTTTTGTAAATTTTTAGGTTTTAATACACCTTTTACACGACCTTTAGTTTTCAATAACTGTTCAGGTGTTTTTTTCCCTTTAACTGTTCTAAGACCAACAATAATTTCTTTAGCGTTTTCACGAGTTTGTTCGCTTCTTCCTAAAAGTCTTACAGCCCTATGAGCAGAAGACATCTCATACAAAGATCGTATTTTAACTGCATGTTGCGCCGCACCTGCCGCGGTTAAACCTATTCTCGCGCCTTTAATTACAGCGCTGTAACCCAACGTTCCCCATGTAACAGGATCAAACATAACTGCGGAAAATAAAGTCCCGCCTACAGCCGCGCCTGTACGCCCCATGTTGCCAACATTCCATCCAGTCAAAGGCATACGCATATTATCTAATGCTGTTAAATGCAGAGTTCTTAAAGTTCTATCATATTGACGCACAGACATTGCACCAGCTTCAACACTTCCACGTTGCAAAGTTTCTGCCGCCGTTAGCCACTCTCTAGTATTGACACTTCCTTTATCTAACCAGTTGTGTAAACCAAGAATCCCAGCACCTTCTGGATCAGGGTTACCTTCTGCTTTCGCTCTTTCTTTAAAATAGTCAGTAGCGGCTTTTGTGAAGTTACCTTCATGTCTGAGAGTACCCATTAAAATTTGGTAATCTTCGTCGTCTAATAAATCTTGTGCGCCTTCTCTAGCTTTATTCGTAAACGAAGCTTTTTCAAACTCTGCGTTTTTCCAATTCTCTTTAAAATTTGTTAAGTTACTGCTTCGCATTGCGCTGAAATGACCTTTAAAGCCACCGCTAGTTTTAGCCAAATTAGCTTCATACTGCATAGCAAGTGACCGTTGGACACGTAAGCCCAACCTCATACTCTTTTCCATGCCTTCCCACACACCACGTACAACAGGAGCTAAACCATATCTGAATGGAGCCATCGCTATTTGTAAAGGAATGCTTATAGGTTTAATTGCTTTCCCCGCTATATCATCCCAATCAAATGGGTTCCACCAATCGTCATCTGCTTTCAGATTTGGTGGTACGTAACCATTTGAACTCAACACTTTTTGAGTAGCAGGAGCTAAACTCATATACATCGCGTCTTGACCATCGTCGGTTAAACCTCTCATGTGTTTAACCATTTTAGGAATAGCTTCTGTTTCAACAGCCGCCGCTAACGCATTCTGGATTTGCTGATCGTCCATAGGACTACGAACTAGATCAAGCCCTATTGAAGCATACTGATCGCTGAAACTTTGTAATCCTGTAAGTTCAAGCATACGCCAACGCATAGCAAGACGTTCATCTTCCATGGATTGTGCTTGCGTATACTTATTGTTATTACCATAAATGCGTGTTGCACTACGTCCAGAAGTGACCCCTCGTCCGGGTCCTGCTCCTAATTTTTCAACCATTAAAGCGCTCTACTGATAGCCCGCTGACGTTCTGCGGCATTAATAAGATAAGGATCTCCTGACACAGCCGCCATACGTGAAACTAATTCTGCTTCAACTATCTGATTCCTCCTGCTTTCAATTTCTTCAGGGCGCATAGAGTTACGCATAAGACCAGCAGTTACATCCATATCAGGTTGGTCATCAGGAGCGTTCATAGGCATAACATTAGGTTGATATGCTGATGCCGCTTCTAAAGCATTTGAAGGAGGTTGAGTTACTTGTCCTTGTTCAGCAGTCCCACCTACGGTTCTTGGAATCCCTCTAGAATCTGGTAAAGGAATCTCATTCTGAGCCGCTACGTTAGCTCCACCTTGACCATAAACTACATTAGGATCAGTCTTCGCTGGTTGCGCTCCACCTGCCATATCCGGTTTAGGTATTGTTCTTGCCATTAGCCACCTGCCATTAACGCTTGTTGCATTTGAGCCATAGCCGCTTGTGGTGAACCTTGTTGTGGGGTAGCACCGCTAGCCGCCATTGCTTCAGGTGGTATCGCTTGAGGTGGACCAGCTAATCCCATCGCTTCTTCAGGAGCCATTACTTGTCCTTCTTCTGGAGGGGGAGCCGCCGCCGCTTGTTCTTTCCGAATCTCTTCGTCGGCTTTCTGGATAGATTCAAAAATATCAAATCCTTTTTTACGGAACTTCTCTATCTTAGCAATATAGATTATAGGGAGTGTACCTTGAACTGCTTGCTGTTGTATACCAGCCATAACAGCTTCCTCTAATTGTTCCTCGTCAACCCTTCTACCTTCAGCTTCAGGATCTTCAATAAACGGATGCTTTGTTCTAAATGTTGCAAGGCTTATACCTTTCATCTGCAACAACTGTCCAAGCTGAATAGTTGTACCCTGAACATCTGCTCCCGGAACTGAGTGAGATACTACGTTGTCGAATGTTTCAAAATGTTCATTAGGTGTGAACTCAACTTGTCCGAAGTCGCCTGCGTAACCAGTGTATGTAGATACTGTCTTGTTACCCCAATACCCTTTGTACGTAGCGAATAAGCATTCGTTTAGATGGGGAAGATGTCCTTCCATGATCTCTTGAAGTTCTTGTATCCTTGGATCAAGAGCGGCACCCATAAGAGCGTCAATGCCCCTACCAGTGCGAAGAGCGCCATAACTCTCTCCCCCAATTTGGGGAACCGTACCTGTCGATACGCGGGCGTTACGTTCGAGCCTATCGATGGCGATGTTCGTATTCTGGTCAGGTGATCCTCTAAGCTCTCCGATCCCTTCCGCGTCGAGGAGAACATTAACTTCGCCTTCCCTGCCATCTTTCCATTCACCTCCTACTATCATCGGTACTTGCCCCGAACGTCCGATGATGTAGCGATCTGGGAAGATTGCTTTCTCTTGGGCTATGAGTTCAAGTGCCATTAGTTTTGCCATAAGATCGACCATCCCAACGACGTTCGATACTGAAGAAGAAATTTTATCTAATGTGACACGACCCGGAGTTATCACACAAGGCATCCCTGCAAGATTCTTATACCTTGACAGTTCCAACTGTGTGCTGTGATAAGGGTACGTTTGGTTGAAATGATTGTAACGTGGTCCCATTATTCCGATGACGATATCTTCCTCGTCTATCCATTCACAGCAATCCCATAGTTCTTGCCGTGCGTTATTATCGGATGCTATCGGTCCACCATTTTCATCTCGTGAAGCAGGATAGTTAGCTCTTAACCAATCACCTGATTTGCCATACACGAAAGCACAGTTACGTGGAATATCATAATTCTCAGCCGCGGATGGTTCAGGATAAACGCCAAGTGGGTCACGAACCTCTATCTTAGGCATACCTGTTTTGAAATCGGGGTTTACTACAAGAGCAGTAGTCGCGTAACCAGCGAGATGCCGGTAAGCGCGACGCATCTTTAACTTGTATTTATTCTGATACCAAGTAGCGGCAAGCGCACGTTTACGAATATCAGCATATTGTCTCGATCTTTTACCACGTTCTTTGCTAGGGTCAACAGCAGGGCAACCTATATACGGGGTTACTGATGCGGCTCTTTGAGCTACAGCATCAATATTCTCAGAGATCAAAGATGGAGTTAATGGTGGAAGAACAGGTTCTTCGTCCATAGAAGGAAGAGGTATAACATAATCGCCGTTATACCTTTCTTTAATATCAATCATCTTTGATAACAAAGGCGACTGAATGTCTTGTCTCTGTCGGACTATTCCGACTATTTCCTCAAAAGAATACGCCACTAATATGCTCCAATTTTAGAACGTGTCTTATTATAAGGTAGTGCCTTAAAGTTAAATTGTGAAGAGTCTACGTCAAAAGCTTGTTTTCTTTGTCTCCAAAGAATCCATATAAACCACAACGCCATCACCCTGTCTTGCCTCAATTTAGTACCTCTTACCAGAGGTCGCCATGATTTAAGCTGTCTTATAAGCTCATCAGCTTGATGCCTAGTAACAGGATCGTCAGCGTAAGCTATGTCTATTTCCCCGCGCATGAACGATAAAGCCATAGAAGGTATACCAATAGTTTCATCATATTTGTTCACACCTGTCAGATGTTCCCTGACTCTGAACCCATACCGTTCAGTCATCTCTATAAGACGTTCATCACGAGACAACCCTTTCTGAAACACCATCGCTTCAATAACCACATCAGATACAGACGCACCGTTCTTCTGACAGCGTAAAATCGCTTCCTCGACTACCTGAAGTATCTGCTCATTCCTAGTTAATCCTTGATCCTCACGTAAGAAAAGTATCTTCAACTTGCCCTCATGTGGTGTAGCCGCCATGACACAATTCATTCCACCCAACGCAGGGTCAACACCGATGTAAACAGTGCAGTCTTTAGGAGGATCATGCAATGTGGAACGTAACGGATTCAAACATTTCTTAATAGATTCATCATTAAATGTTGCCGCTAAAGAACTTGTAGGCTCCTGCATGTAGTTACGTGACCATGCTTCTTCACCAACCTTACGACGAATCCTGTCGAGAGCTTCCATAGAAAACATCTCAGGCCACAAAGGTTCAGGTTCATCATCATCGTTTTGTACTATGGCAGGGAAACGAATAACTCTAAGAATATCTTCATCTATCTCAGTCATCACACGCTCATAGAAGTCATCTTCACCTACACGAGTACCATTAATACTTGTTCGACCATTCTCTCCCGGACGGGTCAACCAGTCCTGTCGGAAAATCTCGAACATCTGTTCAGTTAGATTCAACGACACACGAGACTGAATATCATCAATATGTAGATGGTCAGTACGTGTACCAGCGATCTTCGACCTCCAACCTAAAGAAACCATCGAATAGTCACGCTCATCGTGTGCAGACTTTTTGAAAACGTTGAAATAATCCGCTCCCCATGCTTGTGCAGTTTTTCTACCAGATGCATTCTGTGGAACAAAAGGACCATATTTCGCTACATATAACGGGAATGGCCCAGTTGGTTCCATACGAGTACGGATACGACCAAGGATTTTCCTAGCCATATCCTGTCCCTCTGAACCTACTGTGATACGAAACTCAGGGTTAGTTGCAAGTTTGTAACAGAAATAATCCTCAGCAAGTGTTGTTTTACCGTGTTCAGGTGGCCACAAGATAAGCGTTAAGTTTCCGGGAGGTGTATTTTCGTATGCGTCTATAGCGCGTAGATGAAACCACGGAGACATATGCCCGAAGTATTCTGATCTGAAATGCTCAAATGCTGGTATATCCTTATCAGGCTTCTCATTATGAAAGTTGAGTCGTATAGCATCAGCTTTTGCGGCGAAGTCTGGGAATCTTTGCCTCCACTTCTCATAAGCGGATCGTGTTACCCCAGTAGCTATAAGAGCATCAGCAACTTTCCCATTATTCTCTAATGATTCTAAGAATACTTTCCTGTTAAGGATGCCTTTGTCTTTTGATGCGTTAGCCATTTAATCGAATACTGATGGTTGTACTTCTAACTCTACAATACTCGCCGCTATAACTCCTTCATCCCCTTGGAATTTTACTGTATGCACACCTGCCTCAGTTAAAGTCAGGTCAACATAATAGATACCTGTTGAACTTTTTGTAGCTGAAGGCGTGGCATCTGTCCCACCTGAAGGTTTACGCCAAGTAATAGTTATACCTGCCGCATCTCCTGTAGGGTCAGCTAATGTTCCCGCAGTTGTGAAATTCCCAGTTACACGTACCTGATCTCCGTTATCGTATGTTGCCATTAAATCTCCTAAGACGTTACTTCAAGAGTAACATCATGGTGTAAAGATTTCGAGAGTGTGACAGCAGGTTGAGGGAATTTTAACCGAATCACAGTAGTCACACTAGCTGTCGAAGTTAAAGCCGCCGCTATTAAAGCTTCCTCAATGATAAGAGTAGCTGTCGATAACACCGCTGAAAGCGAAGCCTCTACAGGCTGATCTCTGACAATCGCCGCTGAAACAGTCGCCGTTGCTGTGAGAGCAGACGCTATAGAAGCCTCTTCGATAATAACTGTAACCTTTGATGCTGTTGAAGACAAAGCAGAAGCTATAAACGTGTTCATGTTTATAGCTGGAGTTACAGAAGCAGAACTTGAAATAGCTGAAGCGATAGAAGCTTCCTCTACGATAACGGCTGTTATCGAAGCTGAAGAAGAAACCGCCGCGCCTAAAGCCGTAGTAGCAGTTAAAGTTGTCGATATTGAAGCGGCACTAGATATAGCTGAAGCTATCGACGCTTCCTCCACTATGACCGCTGTTAAAGAAGCAGAGCTTGAAAGCGAAGCAGTTAAAACAGGTTGTTCATTACCATCATAGTTGTGGGTAGTGTTTCTGTAATCTACCCCTGATTGGCGATAGTCGATAGCCATTTACATCGCTATCCATTCTTCTTTATCTCCATCCCAATAATGATTTACTCCCGGCCAATTTTCCATATCAGGAGTGCCTATGTCCCATCCTGTGTCATCATTCCAACCTCTATTCCAAGGCGGTTCTTCTGCACGTTCCCAACTAACTAAATCTTCATCCCACCACCATGCTGTTCCCGGTTGGTCAATAGGAGGTTTACTGGTTCCTGTTTCGTCATCAAAAACCCACGAAGGATAAAAAGGTTGTGTATGCTCAAACCTGTTTTTGTCAGGATTATATCTCATCCCCACACCCGCATAATTCCCTCTAAACGGTGTTCCACCAAACATATGTGTGTTTTGAAAAGTTCCGTAAGATGTTTGAAGCCATGTGCCGGAATCAGGAAACAATTCTTTTAAATGCGCTATACCTAATGATTCTTGCTCAACATCGTTTTCGTCTAAAAGAACTTCATTACCAACTATTAAGACTTTAGTAACAATATTGTTTTCATCTACTTCAGCGAAATGAGCCATTAGGTGTGTAACCTAACGTACATGCCTCCACCGCCCCCATTCCCACCAGCTACCGTTCCAGTCATTGTTGTCCCTGCACCATTACCCGTATAAGCAAGTCCATGATGAAATACAGAAGAATAACTAAAAGTACCGCCTGCATCCCAACCGTAAGGATAAGTATAAGTTACCTGACCGTAAGCCAATGTCCATTTTGCGCTACCTCCACCACCAGCGCCCGAAACTGGGGACTGCGCCCCATTACCGTAAGGAGGAGGAGAAGTAAAATATCCGGCTCCTACACCAGAACCTGAACCACCATACCCAGCCCCACCAATAAATTTGTAAGAACCGTTATTGGTATCAATACCACCAAAACCTTCTTGTTCCTGAAAAACATAACCACCAGCGCCGGATCGGGAGTAAGCGTAAATATAGACACTACCGCTACCGGAACCGTAAGCATCCAGACCGTCATATCCTGATGGTAAGCTAGTACCCCAACCATTAGCGTCGAATCCGGTTATATCACTACCGCCACTAGTTGTCACCCCTCCACCACCGCCGGGACCGCCAACGTAAGCGTAATAACCACCGTAGCCTGCTACACCGTGGCTACCCCCGTCGCCACCGTCGCCTCCATGCATGTTATAAACTACATCTCCACGTACTTTATCTGCGTTTGCGCCGCTTTGAGTTAAAGCAAGACTACTACCAGCAAATCCAGTGTAACTACCTGCCGCGAAAGGACTACCTGCGGCGGCGTTACCATTAGCGCCAGCACCACCAGAACCATTTAAACCAGTTTTATTTGAAGTGTAATCTGTAGCGCCTCCACCACCAGCGCAAGTAATATCATCCCAACCTGAACCGTTGTAATGCAAATTAGTGCAAGTGCTATCTGTGCCTCTATTAGTCGAGTTGAAAGCTTGCCCTGCGCCTAATGCCACAGTATGTAAAGCGTCACCTGTTGTGCCAATGTCCCAATTTGTTCTTTCGTGTGCAATATACATAGCGCCAGCGCCACCACCGCCACCGGCACCCCAACCTGAATAAGCGCCACCACCCGGACCTATAAGTATAGCTGTTACAGGTGAATCGTCAGGATTAGCGCTAATAGCCCATGAGCCTGAACCCCTAAACTGAATAGTATTAAAACCATTACCATCTTGACTTTGACCAGAGTAAGTTCGTGTTCCTGTACCAAACCATGTGGATGTGCCAGTCGTTGTTATTGTTGGTGCGGCTGGATTCGCAAGTGTAATTGAAGGAGTGTGAGGTCCTTCGCCTACAGCATTATAAGCAGTAGCCGTGTAAGTACTCGTAGTTCCTGTTGTGCAACCAGTATGAGTATAAGTTCTTTCAGCCCAACCAGTACCTACACTCGTGTGAGCTAACACGCCGTTTTTATAAAACTTGTAACCAATAATAGGTGAAGTACCCGGAGAAGCTGGTGCAGTCACCACCCACACTTTAGCCTTAGTTGATATCTCACCAATAGGAGCTGGTCTAAAATTTTGAGGCACGGTAGGTGGAAGACCGCCACTTACACCATTCAACCAATCAGAAACTACCGTGGAAGGATTACCGCGCTGTAAATCACGCCCACCCTTCCAACCTCCTACAATTCCCGAAGGGTTCGTTCGATCATTCCTGAACATTAGGCCGTTATTCTATTTACGTAACCATTCACCATAACGACATTCGCCGCCGCCGCGAAAGCCTGAATCACAAGACCATTCTGGATAAGCAATCCCGGCACAATCAAAGTCCAACCTGATTCAGCTTCAACAGTTACTTCCGTTAAATCATCCGGTGCAGATACACCACCCCACTCAATCGTCAGTTTCCTATCCGAAGAATCAGTGTTGCAGGCGTATAACCACACCTCATCCCAATTCGAGGTTCCCGCTACAGCGGTATGAATATCATCACCAGCAGTTGCCGTTGTCGTAACCTTAATGTTCTTACCATTAGTGTTATGCGATAAAGGTAGTTTTGAAAAAGTTGCCATATAATAATCCTAACTGAAAACTAGATTCGCTAAAATAATATTAGCATTCTCGTAACCGCCTGTTAAACCACCAGAAGTACCAGTCGTGTTAATAGAAGGCGTAGTAGTCCACGAAGTAGTAGACGCACCCGACCCGACAAGAATAGCACCAGACGAAGCATTCGAGTCAGTCAAACCCAACTTTGTTTCCAAAGCAATAATCGCACCCGAATGGTTCGTATGCACCGTGTCATGCTCATAACCCGTAGCGTCCATATCCGTCGTTGAAGACGGCGAAGGCTGTTGAGTCGCAGTATCTAACGCACCCGGAAAAGCTGTAGCCATAAGACTAAGCCAAAGTTATATCTAGAGAACCAGCCGCAAGCGAAATCGTGTCACCAGCAGTAACAGTCTTAGACGCAGACACAGCACCAAAAAACAAAAGGTTCCCCGAAGAAGCCGCATCCCACACACCTATATGAGTCACAGTGCAACCCGGCATGTTAGTGAACTCCTCAGCGGACGAATTGTCTATCGTGCCTGCTGTAGCGTGAGCGGCATTAAAAGTAATCGCTTGACGGGCGTAAGACCCACCAGATACTTCTGCGCCAGTACCAGCATCAGTAGGATCAGCCGTGTGTAACGAAAGATACACAGCGGCAGGAGCCCAATCTGCTTGATCGCGAAGAACATAGTCTAAGACTTTATTCTCCAAATAATTTGACATTGCGGCCATTAAAATCTCCTAAAAGGTTTGAACATGTTCATAAGTATGATACAAATATATACGCGCCCCGTCCAGACTACAGGGCAATAAATATAAAACGAAGTCTGCGAACCCTTATCAGGTTCAGTTCGCCCGTCAGATGGGCTTCTGCTCCCTACCAGCAAGTTAGGCAGGGACAGAGACAAGTGTGATCGCTCGAACTCAGAGTGGAACCGTACTCAAAACGGACGGATGGCACCCAAGGGGAAACTATCCTAAACCTTACAACCCCAAGGAACCCCCAAAAACACCATGTACGGGTGTCCTCGCCCAGTTTTACGCGTCTGACAACTATTAACCAAAGGGCTAATGGCACATCCCCCCCCGAAAACTCAAGCTTTACCCCCCTAAAGGTTCTGGTAGCTTGTGAAATCCCCCCAAAGCGCACCTCCTCAGGACATAGCTCCACATAACCGCAGGTGGGACTGTCTAAACGTGGGCTGATGGGGGGATTTCAAATCGCTAATGTGCTGGCGCAAAGGTTTACTTGTAGCGACAAAGTACCATAAAAGTGGCGAGTGAATAGCAGTTAAATCAGGTAGACGGACCATGCGGAGAACCTAGGGAAGTCGTAAGTCTACTGGCGAGCCAGCGACTAACGACCTAGATGTATTCCCTAGAACCATCCGAAAAACCCTGCGAGACAAGCTCGCTAGTGTTTGGGTTGCGTCGTCCCTGATTTAAGAAGCGATGCTATTCACTCACCATCGGAGACTTATGAGATGTCAAATCGTACTCATAACATGCTCTATGAAATGGAAGCGAACATTTCTAGAGTCTGTAAATTCCGTGCCAATTTGACATCTCAACGCTTTTATGGTGGTTCAGAATCGTAGGTGACAATGCCTACACTTAATATAAAGGAGTTTAGACTATGTCTGACTTTGAAACGACGAGAGACACTGGCTTCGGACGAGCAGTGACCCGACAATACCATCCGATCACGGGTGGGAAGTTTGAGGGGAATTATATGACCATGGGAGCTAAAGAAGCTTGGATTGGGAACGATGAGTGGAAGGATAATCCAGATTGGAAACCATTCGCTGTGACCACCAAGAGACAGGCGACCAAGGGGGTTGGACTCACACGCGATTTAGAAGATGCGTGGGCGTACAACGTAGAGTACTGGACACGACGCTGTTCAGAACTTGGGATACGGACACCATATGAGAAATACTCGATTCCTATGGAAGCCCCAGCGAGTGTTGAAGAGAGCGCCAAAGAGCCTTTCTAGACCACAATGATGACGAATGACAACCAACTAGATTTTGACAGTTTATTGATAACAGCCAGAATCGAAGAAATAAGAGAGACATTGGCGAAAAGACGAGAGTCAGCCAGTGACATTGAAAAATACAGATACAGAATATTTAAGGAGATGATAGAAAAATGAGAACAGCAAGAAGGATATATGAAGACGCAGATCGGAAGTGGTTGATCTGGGAGGCAAGAAGCTCGAAAGGAGAGTTTCTTTGCGTGAGATTAAGAGGTGGACAGATATATTCTGCACCGATGAACAGAGGCTTGAAGCTTTGGGAATTGATAATGGAAGCTAAAGCGATAGAAAACTCTGAAGCATGGACTCAACTGAATCAAGAGATGGATGAAGTGATAGTAGATCCTAATGAGATCTTGACAGGAGACATGGACAACTAATGACTATTTATTTCAGACTTCAAGGAAAAGAAAAGAATCACCTGATCCGGGTCGAACACGGGCAACCCATTGACATCTTAGAAGAGATGGAATTGCTAGGCTTCGACAAAGAACTATGGATGAGAGAACTATTGATTCCCGACATAGTTAGACCCTAATGACCTCAGATAATAACGAATATAAAAGACCAGAAGGACATAATTGGAGATGTGAATGCCCAGAGTGCTTAGTGCATTGGGAGTCCTACTTTGATAAATATGATCGTGCTTATAACGCGTGGTATTGGGACAAAGTAGTAAATGACCTAACCGAAAGGTAAGGGCGACTCAGACAAAACCGTTTGAGCGTTTAGATAAATAGAAAACAATATAGATAAGGAAAATGATAATAATGAGTAAAGAAATAATTGAGCCTGAAGGCTTGGAAGTGGAATGGACAGATGCAACTGGGAGTACAGGGAAGCGTCAAGCTGACTTGGATGAGCATTGCAGAAAGATTAAGGCTTATCAAGACTTAAAGTCGATACAAGCACAAGCGGACACGCAGAAGAGAGTGTTTAGTGCGACTTATAAGGCTTGGGACTCTTTCTTGAAACGACCAACTGAATTTAGTCCGAAAAATGGACATGGATTTGTTTGGGATAATCAAGCGAAAGGGAACCCTTGCATCATGGATAGGACTCAAGATATTCCTCAAGAGGATAGATTAAGTACGACTCTTATGATGGATGGAACTGTAATAGATTGGGATAAGCCTTACCACTACAGAAGCAGTCCGATTCAGCATTCCTTAGTGTTGGGAAATACTAAGAATGGACGCAGAATCGCGATTCAAGGACAGTGGAGAGGGACATTCCAGAACAGAACTACGACTTGGTGGGCATACACGGCGATATTAGAGCCAAGAGGTGACTGCGATGAGTGGTTCCAAGAGTATTGTCGAATGAGCATCGGAGTTTCGACCTATGACGAATATACGACATGGGTAGAAGAAGACCGTGCCAAGAGACAGCGTGAATACGAGGATCAAGCACAGCAAGCCTCGAATCTCGGAGAAAGAATAGCTTCGAGTATCTAGATAAGGAAGGGGAGAGTGGACTCGAAAGAGTCTGCTCTCCCTAACTTATTTTTTTTGATGCCTCATGTTCTAACGTTATCGAAAGTTTTACACCATTGGGTTTTATGATTTCGTAAAAATTATTTTTACGTGTAGATGAAAAGAAAAAGAAATGAGGTACAAAATGGATAAGCAAATAACATATGCGGGTCAAGCAATGGCTAAGAAATTATATGATGTCATTATTGAAATAATAGAAATTGAGATTCATAATGCTATTTCTCAAATTGATATGGATATTAATGTTAAGTCCGGGTCAGGGAAATACAACACGAATGCTAAATGGAATACGACTATTACACCGAAGAGGTATTAATGAAACGATTAGATCAAAAGCGTTACCTGAAAAATGAAGTGACTTACCCAGTAATTAAGGTGTGTCATTGTTCTGAATGTAATGGAGTTATGTGGGAAATGAATCGTGTAGGTGAATGGAGGATGCAGTAATGCCTGAACCATTAACTAGCCCACCTCAAGGTGGATTAACTTGTTGGGATTGTCAAATGACATGGCAGATTGGTGAAGAAACTGATGCTTTCTTTAAACATGCATGTGTAGTGGAGTCATACGATGAGTGATGTAGATGTAGAAGGTAGAACCATTGCAGTACCGCCTTTGAATATAAAACTATTAGAAGTTGACTATGATGATAGTTCAAAAGAATATAAACCTGTACCTCAAGGCATGAAGCGAGTTGATGTTGAAATCTTTTGGAGATGGGAAGACAGTAAGCCTTTTGATGTTCCAAAAAACATGGAGCTTTCTGATATTAGAGATCATATTGTTTATGAAGTTGATTCATACTTTGATGCTAGTAACGCTTGGGTAACAGAGTTTGAAGTCTACAGAGTAGAAGATCACGATACTGGAGAAGAGTGGGGACTATGAATGGTCACTTATAAAATACCAACATTTATAGGCGGTGAATTTGGAGAAACTTATGCTGAATATGAAGATGATCTTCATCCTATTTATAAGAGAGAGTATCCTCTTGCGTGGTTGAAATTCCATGCAGATAATCCGGGAGTATACGCATGGTTGTATCAATCAGCTATGCAGTTGAAAGCTAACGGTCATAAGAAGTGGGGTATGAAATCTCTCATTGAAGTATTGCGTTG